TCGGGGTGACGGAAGGGAAAGTAGCCATTAGGCGAGCAAGCCTCCGGGACGCTTCTGACGTAGCAATTCAGCACGGACAGCGGCGCCAAGTGCTTCGCCTAGCTTATTCGCGTTCGGCTGGTCACCCTGAACTTGTGTGCCGGTGGCGTCTACGTTCACCACGACGTTACCGCCGCCCATTGCGTGGTTAGGCGTAATCGTGCCGCTCGCTCCAGGGGTAAACAGCTCAGGGCCTTTCTCTCCGACAAGGTATGAGGTGCCGCCTGAAACGCGACCACCACTTGCCATCCCACCGCCAAAACTTGCAAGGGTTAGCCCTGTGCTGTCGTTGTAAGCGCTAAATCCTGAAATGTCAGTGGTGCCACCACCGCCACCACCGCCCATTCCCGCAAACATCCGGGCAATCCCGATTGCGATGTACTGAGCAATCATTTGCTTGGCGACATCAACCAGCATGTCGGCAATGCTTTGCAGGAAGTTCGCAAATGCTTGCTGAGCGGTTTGCGTTCCATCAACAACAGCCGTCAAACTTGCACCCAAGCTGTCAACGACTGGTCGGGTAAAAGCTAGTGCCTCGTTGAATCTGGTCTGCAACACAGTCGCCTGGATGATTTCAGGCTGGTACTCCTGATAAATGGCAATTTGATCTCGCAAAGCTTGGCTTTGTTGGTCCAGCCCTCTCTTGATGTCAGGCGCTAAGTTTGGAACTGCTGCTTGGGCCTGCAAATCAGCCGCCTTACGCTGCATTTCTCCAAGGCGGGTTTGCATCTCAAGCACCATTAGCTGCTCGGTCATTGCGCCGCCACCAAACGGTCCAAAGAAACTGGGGTCAGTCCCGGCCTGAATGCCACTCAACTGGAGACCCATCTGTCCCCGAGCCTGAAGGTTTGCCAACTCACGCTGTTGTTGAACTTGCAGCTGACCAAGGTTGTATTCAGCCTCCTGTTGCGCCAAGACCTGTTTTCGATTATTTAACTCAATCAAGGTCTGAGCCCTAAGGCCCTTATAGACTTCCTGAATTTCTTTTCTTGTATGTAATTCATTTACACCAATCAAAGCCGCTTGCTCTTGGTACGCCAAAACCTGAAAGCGATTATCAAGCTCGCTTTGAAGATTGCCTTGAGCAGCTTTTATGCCAGCAAGTTCGCCTTTTTGGATCTGTTGGCGCTCAACGGCAAGCTGATTTATTTGCTGCAAAATATTAGTTTGCTGGGCAAAAAGACCTAATTTTTGCCGAGCCACTGCTCGCTGTGCCTCAATGATTGCAGTCTGCCTAGCCGCATCCGCTTGCTCTTTCCTTTGCCTAAGGATGTCAACCTCTAGGCCAAGCAAGCGTTTTTTAGATTTATTTGTTTCGTTGCTGAACTCAAGCTCTTTTTCGCTTAGCTGATTGGAAAGCTGCTGAACAGCAAGCTGACCTTGGCGATCAGCCAGCTCAACTCGCCCTAGAGCTGCCCGATCTTTTTCAAGTGCAACTTGCTCTTTTACTAGGTTGACTCTGGCATTAAAAATTTGAGTTAATTGATCTGATCCCGGAGTTACCGCCTGGGATCCGCCAGTCGCACCACCTCCTCCGCTCTTGCTACCAGAAGCCAAAGCAATTCGCGCTGCAGTCTGGAATGTGCCCCCCTGAGGAAGGCCGGCTTTTCCGACAAGCGCTAAAACATCAGCAAGAAAATCTAAAACAGGAGAAAATTTTTCACCTGCAAGCGCTGCACTTAAACGCAAATCTCGCATAGTGTTGTCAAACCGCTCAAGAGTCCTAGACACATCTTCGACACTCCCAAAACCTTCGGCGCCAAGGCGTTTCGACAGTTCTTCGACAGCAAGCGAAGCTGCCGTTGCATTCAAACCAAGACCCTGAAAAGTGCTAATGGTTGCATCAAGCTCCGTTCCGGCAATGCTTAAAAACTGAGTTAGCGACTCAACGTTTTCGCTTGGCTTTCTTAAAGCTTGGCTTAACTTAGCCAAACTGTTAATCATAAAATCAATAGTCGCCTGGCCGGCAATCGTTCCAATTAGGGATCCTGCAAACCCGCCTTGGCCTCCGAGCGCTCCGCCAATCCCGCCGCCAAGCGCTCCGCCAAGCGCTGCGCCTGGGCCTTGTCCAAACAACAGTGGAAAAGCGCCGCCAATAGCTGCACCGCTGACAATGTTTCTGCGCGTTTTGCGTCGTTGGTTCGCAGCTTTGTCAATGTCAGCCGTGCTAGTTGCAGATCGGTTTTGCTCTTTTCTGTTTTTTGTAATTCCCTGTTCAATTTTCAGGCTGTTTTCACGAATGGCTGCAGTTTCAGCGGCTAACTTTTTTTCTCGTTCAACAATCTCAAATGTTCCTGTTGTTTGTCCAGCGGCAGGTAGCAACAGCTGTGGAGCCCCACCCCTCTCGATGCTTTGACGAATAGAAGCTTGTCGCGCTTGAGCTTGATCTAGTGCGCGACTTAGCAAAATAAATGATTCACTGCCCTCGACTGCATTTTCAAGCAAAAAGTTAAGCTCTTTTATTTCCTGACGAGAAGATGCGAGCGTTCTAGGTAGTTTTTGCAAATCTCTAATAATCGTCTTGACTTGACCTGCCGTACCCGTTGTAAATCCCAACGCGCCAGTAAGCCCGCCGCCAGCCCCCATTGCGCCGCCCTGCGCAAGTGAACGACCCTCTTCTCTTAAACGTTTGTACTGCAGCGTCAGCAAATCAAGCGCTCTTGCTTGGCGCTCGGTTGCCGTTGTTGCACTCATAAAAGATTCTTTTACAAGTTTTGTATCCTCTGCGATTTTATTTAGAACATTGCTAACCATACGCAAGCCGCCTGGCTTGCCTAGGTTTTTTTTCAGCACTTCAAGGCGTTTGGCAGCGGCCTCCATTTCCTTGAGGCTCGCGATTGCCCTCGTAGTATCGAGAGTAACTTTAATTTTATTTAGCTTGCCAACCTGCTTTTCAACGGCAGCAACTTGCTTCGCAAGGTCTTTGACTTGGCTTTTATCAACCTTTACGGCAAGTGAGATGTCCTGAAGCACCGCGCCTTACCAAAACCTTGCTTCATATTACCGCCTACGCATTGTTTGCGCCCCACGAGCCGTTTTGGCCCGGTCCATGACTTTTTCTTCTTCCTCGACCTTGATGTCGAAAAATGCCGCCCAGCCCTTCATCTCCTCAAGCGTCAATTCACTGGTAAGGGCCGAAACGGTCATCCCCAGCTCTTTCGCTAGGTGAAAAAGGAACAGCCAGTCAGGATTTGCTTTTTAACTCAGCCTTCGCTTCCTCCACCTTGCGTTCCGCGCCAGAGGTCAGCATTGCCATCTGGATCTCTTGAAGCACGTTGGCCTCAACGTCACGACGCAAGGCTGCACGATCCCCATCTTGGAAAAGACGTTTGCCGTCGCTATCCAGCGCTTTTTCAATCATCAAAGACAGAGCAAAGTCAGTTGCGTCTTCCTCTTTTGATTTTTTTTGAATCGACTCACGCTCAGCAATGGTCAAAGGGTGCCAGTAAACCGTAAGCAGAGTCTCACCGTCATGCGTTACGTCATAGCTGTAAAGCTGGCTAACACCAAACTTATTCCGAAGCAGTTCGATCGCCCGCATAAATAAACTGGGATGTACTGGGATACTTTACGCTATTGCACTGAACTGGCAAGACACTAGCCCAATAAAATGGGAACGGTCTTCAATTTCTAGCGGAGTAGGCCCTGAGACATCTAAAGCTTTTGGCCTGCAGCCAAAAGTGTCCGTATAGCCAGAGGCGTTGACCGAAGTAAGCCCATCAATAACCGCTTCGCCAATCGCTGAGAGAGTGGCCGTTCCAGCAGCCTTAGGCACGTAAATGTTGCACTGCACGACCCCGGTGTAGAAATCAGTCGCGGCTCCATGCGTTTGAATTGTGCTCTGGCTGTATGTCACCGACATCAGGATGTATTTTGTGCTCTTCCCTGGAGTGGTAAAGGGCACGTTGTCGTAAACCATCAGTACGTCACTATCCGCACTGGCAACCGCGTCAGTGACCGCTTTCTCAAAGGCAGCTCTTGGCTTAACAAGCGTCATAACACCCTCCTGTCACGAGTACCGCGAGCACTGCCAGTTGCGGTGACTCTAATGCTGCCAGGACGTGCCGTGCCAAAAAAGATCTTTGCGGCACTTTTTGCTCTTGCCACAAAGGGAACAATTTGGTTTGGACGCTGCAAAGCCCAACGGGCATATTCTGCTGTGTTGCCAATGTAAACAGTGTCATCGCTTGTGAATTTTGCCAATCCAAAACGCGGCTCAATGTACGGCGGCATTTGCGGGAAAGCGCCACTTTTTTCTTTTTTGATTGTTGCCCAAGGTTCATGCTTTGCAACCTTGTCAACCGGCTGAGGTCTTTGAAGGTCAACCTTCCAGCTTGAGGCGAAAAAACCTGTGTATGCAGGGCTTACAACCTCTGTCGAAAGCTCAAGCCAGATAAATTTAATGAACTCTTGAAAAGAAGCATCGAGGTCACGCTCAACTTGTTTTTCGAGAGCAGCTGCAACTTTGCCCATCAGAACCGCACCAGGATCACGTACAGGTACTCTTGGCCGCCACGGTACGTGCGAATATCCGTGATCTGAGCAGTTCGACTAGAGCCTGCATAGGTCAAACTGATCTGATCCTCAAACGTT